TACTTATGTCATCAGCAAATGGTACAAAATACTGGGTTAGAATGGGGTATGGAGCAGACGGTCATTCATTCAGGATATGGGCGGAAAGTACTAAACCTCAAGAATTATGCGGAAATTGGGAAGTAGTCTTCGGAACATTCACTTTACCTAATAGTGCAAATGTAGATATGGCATTTGTACCGGGATTAGAAGATTTTGTAATTCCTTCAAACTGTACACTTACTGTTTACTTAAGTAATAATAATGGCACTAATTGGGAGACCTTTGATAGAGATTCTGATGAAGCACATGTATTTAGTACTACTGGAACACAACTAAGAGTTAAATTTTCAGCAACAGGGCACCCAAATAAAGCTCCATTTATACAAACAAAAGGAAGCCTTGCAGTTGACTACGGATCTATGCATGATGCTGCTAAAAATTCAAATATTAAATTTAAGATAACAAGAAAAAGACTAAGATAATATGGCTACACAAACAGGTACAAAGAGACATTTAGGTATTACGTCTGATACGGTTGTTACTAATAGTGATATAACTGTCGGTGGGAATTTAACAGTAGAAGGAACTACTACAACTCTAGATACAGCTAACTTATTAGTCGAAGATAAAAATATAATTATCGGTAATGTATCTACACCTACTGATACAACTGCTGATGGTGGAGGGATAACTTTAAAAGGTGCTAGTGATTACACTATTAACTGGAGTAACACTAATAACAGGTGGGATTTTAATCAAGGTATACATTCAACCGGAAATGTAACAGGAGCTAATTTATCAGGCACTAACACAGGTGATAATTCCGCTAATACACATAGTAGTCTGTTTATTGATCGAGGAAGTATAGATGTAACAACAACTACTGGCGGTAGTAATGCTAACCCATTTGATGATGCACATACAGAAACCAAGGTGGCAGAAAACGGAATGCGTACATTAACTTACACTGGTGCAAGTGCATTTATGTATACCTTTAATAACGGTGGAAGTGCTAGTGTTGTACAAATAGGAGCGCATTATAATGGTAATGATTATTATTTAAGAACTAGGACTGATAGTTCGAACTGGCAAACCTGGAAAAAGATTAGAACTTTTGGTAATACCACAATACCTACAGATTTTGTATCTGCAGCAAATGGTGGAACTTTTGCCGATTCTATAAATGTTCATGGTAATATACTCCTAACAGGAGCAGCAACCACTACAAACCAGGATAGAACGATTGATTTTACCGGGTTTGACAAAGAAGGTACAACAGACTTTTCCGATAGAGCTTATATACGACATACTACTAATACAGGCGGTCATGTAGGATCTGTTTTAGTTATCAGTTCACAAAATGACTCAGGAGACGGTATTGCGTTCCTTACTAATAGTTCCAGTGATTTAAAACATAACAATAATGTAATATGGACATCAGGAAATGATGGACCAACTTCTGGTTTAGCTGCACAAACAGCAGCTACTGCTACTACTGCTACTACTGCTACTACTGCTGGATCAGCTGCTAAATTAACAGATGGGGGTGGATTAACTACCCAACCAGGCCAGAACAACCTAATACATACCGGTCAAATAAGCGCAGGAACAACAGGTTTATTTGCTACATCTGACAATTCCAATTCTGTAATCACTCTAAACAGGCATTCCGGTAATTATGATAGTCAATTAGGATTCAGTTCTAATGGATATTTGTATTATAGAAAATTTTCAAACTCTACAGCATTTACAACCCAGGTATGGAAAGTATTAGCTTTTACCGATAGTGATATAACAGGAAACGCAGCAACAGTAACTACAAATGCTAATTTAACTGGACATATTACATCAGTAGGAAATGCAACATCTTTAGGATCATTTACAACAGCACAATTAAATGCTGCAATTTCTGATGGTACAGTTCTAACTGCAGAAGCAGATACTTTAGATACTGTTGCCGACAGAGGTTCTAGTACAAATCAAACTATTAAATCTACAAATGGATTAGGTTTTAAAGTTGATTCTGGAGGATCTGCTAGAATCGAAATAGAAAACGGAGGAAGTAATTGGGCATATTTAAGACTTAGAGATGACAGTACGGTATCGTGGGATATCGCATCCTACAATGGTGGTAATCTAGAATGGAGACCTGCAGGTAGTTCTACTAATAGAATGACATATTCTTCTGCAGGGTTACTATCGGTACCTTCTATTATTACAACAGGAAATATACACTTAGATAGTGATTCAGCTGAACTCCAGTTAGGAGATGACAACGATATGCAAATATTCCATAACGGAACAGATGGTAAAATAAAGACTGACACAGGCGATTTAATTATATCTTCTTCAGGTGCAATACACTTAGATTATGAAGGAACTAATTCATCAATAGAACTTAAGAATGCTGGAACTACTGTAGGTAAAATAAGCCTAGCTAGCCAAGACCTTAGATTTATATCCACAGTAAGTGATAGTGACATAATATTTAGGGGTAATGATAACGGAACATTCTTCTCTGCTTTCCTATTAGATATGTCAGATTCAGGAAAAGCCTATTTTTACGACGATATTCAAGTTAGCGGTGGTGGTATACAGTTACTAGGTACCGGAAGAATTGAAGGTATTGATACTGTTACGGATGGAACAGATGCAGCTAATAAAACCTACGTTGATAATGCTATAGCTGGCACACCGCAAGGTACCGTAACAGGAACAGGTGTTGACAATAGAATAGCTTTGTGGAACGGAACAAGTGCTATTGATTCGAATGAAAATTTAAGTATTTCTGGCAACGATCTTGTAATAGGTACTCAAGCTGGAACCACAACATCAAGGTTACTACTATACGGAACTACAGCAAACAACGGTGCTTCTACTATAAAGACAACAAATGGTAATTTACATATTGACTCTGATGACGGTCACACGGTATATTTGAACTACTATACAGGAGGTTCTACTTCTACTATTATTGGAAATGGAAATACTGGTCCGTCTGGAACTTTTTTCCAAGCAAATGGAGATGTAACTGTTGGATCTAATTTAACCATATCTGAATACCTCTATCATGCAGGAGATACAGATACAAACTTACGATTCCAAAATAACGCTATTACACTAACAGCAGGAAGTAGAAGAGCAATCGATATAACCACAGCTGAAACCGTAGTAAACGAAGCATCAGCTGATCATAACTTTAGAGTAGAATCCAACAACAACGTAAACATGTTATTTGTTGATGGAGGAAGTGATAGAGTCGGTATAGGGATTGCTACACCACAGGAAAGACTAACTGTAGACGGAGGGAACATAGGATTAGGGTTAGGAGCTGAAGTTTACGGAATCATAGCACCGAATAATACCACTTTTGGCTTAGATTTTATTATCGGAGATGGTGCTGTTGCTGCAGATACACCTATAATGTCCCTGAAGAGCAACGATGGAAGTCCTGGTGGTGGAGTTCAGATTTACTCATCTGGATCTACAGTTCTAGACATACAAGGTTCAAACGGCCAGCTATTCTCTATAACAGACGATTTAACCGGAGATCTATTTACAGTCTCTGATATATCAGGAGTACCAATATTTAACGTAAATGCTAGTGGTATATCTTACTTTGATGATAAAGTAGGTATAGGAGAGACTAGTCCTTCTCATAAATTAGACATAAATCAAGGAGAATTAAGGATATTTAATAACCAGCTAGACCCGAAGATAATCCTACAGGGCTCTGACATGAGCAGACGTTGGGTATTAAGCCAAGATGAAGAAGATAATATAGGTAGTACAGGTTTCTATATAGCAGAAGGAACTAGTGTTGATGCAAATGATGCACTACTATACTTAACACCGTCCGGTAATTTAGGTATTGGAACGACTGGTCCTAGTTCTAAATTAGAAGTAGGTGGAGAAATTGACGCTGCTGGAGGTGATGGTTATAGAATAGAAGGTAATCCATGGGCAAATTGGACCTCTAATTTACTTACTTTAGGTGATTGGGATGGTGAGGGTTATGCTACTCGTATTATGGGCAGTAATTCATCAGAAGTAATGAGAGTTACTGGTTATAATGTAGGGATAGGTACTACTAGTCCTTCAACCCTTTTACATACAAGAAAAGTAGGAAGTAGTACTACTCCAAATGAATTAAGAATCGAAAGTATAACTTACAATGGGTATGGAGGGGAATCTAATATTAACCTATATACATCAACATACGGTAACCCAGGTATTTACTTTGGAAATCAAGCAGCAATAGCATCTCAACCTGCTAATATTAAGTATACTGGGTCCTCTAATTTACTTAATATAGAGACAAGTGGGGCATTTCAAATATCAAGGAGTGGTGTAACTAAGCAAGTAATTACCAGTAATAAAACATACTTTATTAGTAATAACGTCGGAATTCATTCAACTGCACCTTCAACAGAACTTGAAGTAGGTGGAACTACTACAACAGAAAATTTAGCATACACAAAACCAACAGCAGATAATCAATTTAGAGGAGAAATAGTAACATTTGGATCACAGTCAGGAATTGGACAAGGAGATATAGTAGCATATAATAGCTCAGGCCAGTGGGTAAAAGCACAAGCTAATTCTGGTACAACTAGTAAAAACTTACTAGGAGTGGCAATGGGGACAACAGCAGCAGCAGGAATACTACTAAGAGGATTTGTTAGAGATTCATCTTTTGGTAACCAAACACCTAGTAAAGGTCAACACCTATACCTAAGCACAAGTACTTCAGGAGATTACCAAACAGCAGTTCCGTCTACTACAGGTCATATAGCTAGAATAATAGGATATTCAGTAGACCCTACAGTAGAAGAAATATATTTCTGTCCAGATAACACATTTGTAGAAATAGCATAGATATTCTAATATAAAGCATTAATCAAACATGGCAAGAGCGGATTATAAAGGTAGGTATAAAAGCGACTATAAAGAAAAAACAATGTCTTTCAATGAAAATAAGATAACTTTCGTTGATGGAGAAGAAACTTACAATGTAATGATGGACTGGGAAGAACCCATAATGAAGCAAGCTGCTGATTTTGTAACAGCCGGTGGAAAAGCACAAACTATATTAGAGCTAGGATTCGGAATGGGAATATCAGCAGATTTAATACAAGGATACAAACCTGATTTACATACTATTATTGAATACCATCCCGCAATAGCAGAAAGAGCTCAAGAATATGCCAATTTAAGAAATAAAGCTTATAGTAGAAGTAAAGAAACAGCACACAAAAGAGTAAACGTTATTTCAGGTAAAGACTGGTATGTAGAATTTCAAAAAGATTTTGAAAAATCAGGACTAAGACAGTATCATGGTATTTTTATTGATACTTACAACGATACTAACATGAAGAAACTGAAAAACTATATTACAAAGCTATTAGGACCTGGCGGTAGGATGACTTGGTGGAACCCTATGCAGGACTTACTTCCTACAGTAGAACTACAAGAAAAAAGAGGTGTTACATATAAAAAAATAAGACTTAGTGAATTTGGAGTTAAGTCAATACCTGCTAATAAATACCATACAACTGATACCTACTATATGCCTATATATACAAGAGAAGGAAAAAGAGAACCATACACACCAACTGCACCAGTAGAAGGTGGATACACACCAGCTCCTGGTCCTGGAGATGGCATTGGAGTTATAGGTAAAGAATAGTAATTATAAACCAGAGTTATGCCAACAATACCATCAAGTAAACAGTCAATAGACGGACTAGTAAGAAATCAACTAGATACAACACTTTATACCTGGAGTGACGCTAGAGACGATACCACGGGTTCTTCAAGAATAGTTAACCCAACATCTATGTCCCCCGATGCCTATGAGCAAACAGTTAGAGGGCAAAACTGGGTAATAGAAAGATGTATGCTATCCTTTGACTTCTCAGGGGTATCGGGTACGATAACAAGTCTACATCTAAAACTTTACAAAACATCCGGGTATACCAATTATAAGAATATAATAGCTGTAAAGAATACTAACACATGGGGTTCAGGTCTAACTGCACAATTAAGTACAAGTGATTATAATGTAGATTTCACTACACCCTATTCAGGTGTATTTAATATGGGACCTGGTGGAACAGGAACTGCAAAAACAATAGCCCTTAATAATGATGCTAAAACAGATGCTGTAGGAAATAGCAACTTTAATATAGGTTTATGCGACTATACTTTTGACTATTCGGACCAAGAACCCGGACTTACATTAGCAACTGTTTCTGATTTTTACTACAACAACTCTTCCTACTACCCAAGGATTGAATATACTTTAGATACAGGTTTTGGGGAAATAGTAAACGGAGTAATAGCAGCTAATATGAATAAAATTCTAAATGTAGGAAGATTAAATGTAGAGAAAGTAATAGATACACCCTATACAGCAATACCATTTTGCAATCCTAATTGGGATATAGGGGACATCACCACCGGTGATTCTAAAGATATTACTTCATTTATAACCGGATCAGCAAATGGTGCACAAGTCCAACCGTACGTATCAGCAGGCGGTATGAGGATGTACATTCCTCAATACTCCAGTAAGAGAATTGTACAAATGAGTATAGCAACCGCTCATGATTTAACCTCTACAATTACAGCTGTTGGAGCAAGCCCATCACTAAGTAATTATTTTGCACTTTTTCAATTGGCTAATAATGGAGAGAAAGCTTATGTATCACATAATAATTCCAACAGTATTGTCGAATATAACCTTACGGCAGCCTGGGATATAACTACTATGTCAACTAGTGGAACAACATTGAATTTAGTAATGCCTACCGGCGAATCCTTAAGAGCTTTTCACTTTAACTACTTTGGTACCCGTATTTATGCTGTAACATCTAAAACATCATCACCAACATCAGTAAGTGTATTTGAGATACCACTAAGTACTGGTTTTGATATATCAACTGCCGGTACTCCGACTATAAACAATATAACTACTACAGGCCCGACCTCAATACCAAGAGCAATTTTACCGCTACATGACAACTATAATGATTACTACATAGTAAATGGCGCCGGCACCGACGATACACTATATGTAAACGGTGTTACAAACGCTAATTACGATTCGCAAGCAAATGTACCGGGATTAGAAGGATCTCTTGGCTCAACAATCGACGACTATTACATATACTACGTTAAGAGAACTGGACTAACTAATAACTACACATGGACACTCCATCAACTAGATGTTAATATGAATTTCTGTAGTCTACCTTAATAAAGTAGGTAAGGTTGGTAGTTAAAGTTATTTTACATATATTTATATAAAGAACAATAAACTAAAGTTCAACACTTAATAAAATAAAATATGAATACTTACAATTGGGACTGTAAAACAGTAGATGTACATCCTTCCGAAGGAGGACAGACAAACGTTATTTATAACGTACATTGGAGAGTAACAGCAACATCTGATGCTGTAGATGCAAACGACAACGCATTTAATGCAACTAGTATTGGTACACAAGCTCTACAATTTGACTCAGAAAACGACTTTACAGCATTTGACGATCTTACACACGCTACGATTATAGAATGGGTAAAAGCAGCAATGGGAGAAGAGCAAGTAAATGTAATCCAAGGAGGATTAGATTCACAAATCACAGAATTACAAACTCCAACTTCAGTTACTCTAGTAGTAGGAGAATAAAAATAAAAAAAAACAAAATAAGTAAAATAAAAGTTGTAGAACTAGATATTAGTTCTTATATTATATAATATATATAATTTAATCGATTAATTTAAAGTTAAAAAATGGCAAATCAAAAGTTATCAAAAGAAGAGTTAGGAAAGATTGAAGAAATCCAAAAAAGAGTTCAAGCTGTAAAAGTTGAATTAGGAAACGTAGGCCTAGCAGAAATAGATTTAAAAACTCGTAAGGCTAACATCGAGCAGTACTTAACAGAAACACAAGAGCAAGAATCTGCTGTAGTTAAGGAGTTAGAAGAAAAATACGGAAAAGGATCTATCGATTTACAGAATGGGGAATTCATTCCAACAGAAGAAGTAAAAGAAGAAGAAGTAGTAAAAGAAGTAAAGTAAATTCATAAGTTTATTAAGATTATTAAGAGGGGGAGGTTTTGTACCTTCCCTTCCTATTTATATACAAATAACTACCTGTACATTACAGGAACGGTTTACAAAATAAGCTGATATTTATAAAAGACATTTAAATAAACTTCATTAAACATGGCAGAAACAATTATCTCTCCAGGTGTATTCACAAGAGAAAATGATATTTCATTTATTCAACCAGCCCCTGTAACAGCAGGAGCTGCAATTATCGGACCAGCAGTAAAAGGACCAGTAGAAATCCCAACATTAGTTACCTCTTATGGTGAGTATGTAAGGAAATTTGGTACTACTTTTGCATCAGGTTCGAACTCTTATGAATTCTTAACTTCTATCGCAGTTAAAAATTATTTTCAACAAGGTGGTAACTCAGTATTAGTTTCTAGGGTAGTTACAGGATCATTCGATGCTGCTACATCGACTACTATTAGTAATACTACATCTACTACAGGTGTTGCAACAGCAACAGGATTCGTAGCTAGTTTTGCTCAAGCAGACGATACTCAACAGTATATTATTCAAGCACCAGACGGGACTGAATACAACTTTACAGCAATTGTAGGAGATGTACCTGACGATATTCCATCGGCGAATCAATGGTACTTCTCTCCAGGAGCAGATGCTGACGAAACAGTAGACAACTTAGGAGCAGCAATCGATGGAGCCAATATAGCAGTAGTACATGGAGATAATGCAACATCAGACACACTACAACTAGACGGTAGAGTAGCAGGAATAGCAGCTAACGGATATATACTTAGAGTAGGAGATGCTGCTGGAAACGATCCTTCAGCAACTGCAGTAATAACTTTAGCAGGAGGTACAGAAACAACATCTACTACTACAAATTCATTTATACTATCAACTTTAGGAGAAGGAACAATATACAATAATGCAACTAATGCTAATAATATCCCACAAAATTCTGATAGCTCACTAGTTAATGGTAGTTCGGATAACGTAAGATGGGAAATAAGTAACGTAAATAGCGATCTTGGAACATTTACATTAAGCATTCGTCAAGGAGATGATAGCTTAAAAAATAAAATTGTGCTAGAGACATTTAATAATGTATCTCTAGATCCTAATTCTCCTAACTATATAGAAAGTATTATAGGAAACCAACGTCAAGTATTATCAACAGACGGAGATGGTTCAAAATACATTTCTACCCAAGGAGAATATGTTAATAAATCTAACTACGTAAGAGTACATTCAGTACCGGCACAAACATTAGATTACTTAGCAAACGACGGAGTAACAATCAACACAGATTCACAAGGAGTAAGTTATGCTAGTTCTCTTCCAATAGCACAATCAGGATCATTCTTTGGAGCAACTGGAGGACATTTTGCTGCAGATAGACAAGCTAAATTTTTCGGTGACATAGACGGAATAGATACACAAGGTTTAACCGCAGATTGTTATTCCGATATTATATCAGTATTGGAAAACAGCGACGATTATATATTTAATATTATTTCAGCACCAGGATTAGCTTATAACTTAACCGGTCATGCTACAGAAATAGACAGTATTATATCTTTAGCAGAGACTAGAGGAGATTGTATATCAGTAGTTGATTTAGTAGATTATAGCGTAACAGGTGAAAGTACAGTAACAGGGCAAGCAACAGGACTTAACAGCTCTTATGCAGCATCATACTGGCCATGGTTACAAACTAAATCTGCAACAGGAAGAAACGAATGGATTCCAGCATCAGTTGTAATACCAGGAGTATATGCTTTTACAGATAATAGTTCAGCACCTTGGTTTGCACCAGCAGGATTAGTAAGAGGAGGAATTACAGGAGTAATACAAGCTCAAAAGAGATTAACAAGAACTCAGAGAGATACACTATACTCCAAAAAAGTTAACCCAATCGCTTCTTTCCCAGGACAAGGCATTTCAGTATTCGGTCAAAAAACTTTACAAACTAAAGCATCGTCTTTAGATAGAGTAAATGTAAGAAGATTGTTAATTGAATTGAAAAAGTTTATTGGCGATGAATCAAGAAACTTAGTATTCGAGCAAAACACATTAACAACTAGAAATAGATTCTTAGCTAGAGTTAATCCTTACTTAGAGTCAGTAGTACAGAGACAAGGTCTTTACGCTTATAGAGTAGTAATGGACGACACAAATAACACTGCAGACGTAGTAGACAGAAATCAACTTATAGGTCAAATCTTTATTCAACCAGCCAAGACTGCTGAATTCATAGTACTAGACTTTACAATTGAGCCAACAGGAGCAACTTTTGCAGGATAAATTTAAATTAAGATATTTATAATAAACAATAAATAAAAATGGCAGTATTAGATCCAAACGAAATTATGTTTAGAGCCTTCGAACCGAAGGTACAGAATAGATTCATCATGTATATGGATAACATTCCATCATTCATGGTAAAAACAGTATCAGCTCCTTCGTTTGAAGATGGGGAAGTTGTACTAGACCACATCAACTCTTATCGTAAGATTAGAGGAAAGAGAATGTGGAATGATATGGATATGACATTATATGATCCAATTACACCTTCCGGAGCTCAAGCAGTAATGGAGTGGGCAAGACTATCTTACGAATCAGTAACAGGTCGTGCAGGATATTCAGACTTCTACAAAAAAGATTTAACACTTAACG